TGCGAGTACACATTATGGGGTTTATGTAAACAGCTCCGATGGTGTAGCTACTTATTCAACAGGTACAGGTACAGTTGCTGGTAAATTACTCGTTGGAGAGATTTACCAGGAATGGGTAGTTACAGGTTGGTATGAATCTGAAATTGGAGAATACCAAAAACGTGTTCTTGATTACACCGCCCCAGGGACTACTGGATTCGTCTGCTCATTATCTGGAGATGATGTTTCTGTAACTGCCGGAACAATTACTACTGCCATGTTGACAACAACCAGGGCAACGGCACAGGCGGTCAGAGTAGGACATAAGTGGAACGTAGAGAACGGCTATCAATATGAAGTCGCAATCCGCAGAACTACTGCCGATTCTACTGATGATAAGATCATTGATGATTGCGTCTGGTCGGTTCTTAGAACATTCCAAGTCGGTTCACCAATAAATTTCAGGCAGCCACTTGCAATGACGGCCTTACGAATCAAGGCTACAGAGCAGCTGTCAGGTTCCATTAGTAATCTTAACGCTACCGTTATGAGCTATGCTAATATCTGGGATGGGACTGATTGGGATACAGTCAGGACAACGAACAATCCAGCGGCGTTAATGCGATTAGTTTTAATGGGGCCTGCGAATGAACGCAGGCGGTCTCTATCTCAAATCGACCAAGATAATCTTGCTGAGTTTTATGAATTTTGTGGAGAAAATAGTTATGCCTTTAATATGGTACGAGACTTCGTTTCCTCTGTTTGGAATACTTGTGCTGACATAGCTGCATCTGGAAGAGCGTCAGTCACATTAAATAACGGGAAATGGGGAGCTGTCATGGATATAGCAGGCCGCCCAGTCCGCCAGCACTTTACCCCCAGAAATTCTTGGGGGTTTGAGTCAACTAAATTATTATCTATTCAGCCTCACGCCTGGAGAGTACGTTTTGTAAACGAGGATGAAGGGTATAAGCAAGATGAAAGAATCGTTTATGCGGATGGTTATACGTCAACGAACGCCACTAAGTTTGAAGGACTTGAGTTCCCAGGGATAACTGATCCTGACTTGATCTGGAAATTTGGCAGGTTTCATCTTGCACAGTTACAACTCAGGCCGGAAGAGTATTCCCTATCTTGTGGCATGGAGCATCTTGCTTGTCAGCGGGGCGATGTTGTGTTGGTTTCCCATGATGTCCCTATGTGGGGGTTAGGTTGGGGAAGAGTAAAAGAACTCACCATGGATGGTCTTGACATAGTAGGCGTTGTGGTTGACGAAGGCTTTATCATGGAGGTAACCACAAGCTATAATGTCAGATTCAGACTTGATGACGGCACCAGCTACGTTAGAGCAGTAACGACTGTTGTTGGGGAGAATTATGAATTATTATTTGCTGAAGCGACTACAGAGAATATCCAAGTAGGTGATCTGGCAATATTCGGGGAAGCCGGAACAGAGACGCAACGGTTGTTGGTTAAGGGGATAACGAGAGGAGAAAATCTTTCCGCCCAGATGACTTTAGTTGACGAAGGTCCCTCTATTTATACTGCTGATACTGGAGTTATTCCAGAGTTCAATTCTAATATAACATTACAACCGAATCTTACTGAAATCCCACCAGTTGTTCCGCTTATTACAGGGATAACCAGTGGAACGTCCGCATTGGTATTAATAGGGTCTAATCTTATATCAAGAATATTGGTTTCGCTATCCTCCGGCGGCGGTAACATCCGAGCAAATGAAAATCAGATTAGGTACAGGGCTGTAGGAAACTTAGAGTGGCAGTTTTTTTCGGCGCCGTCAGAAGAAAGCACGATTGCGATCTGGCCAGTACAGGATGGCTTAATTTATGAAATCCAGGCCAGATCACTTAATGTTTATGGGTATGGTTCCGACTGGTCGTCTGTTTATACTCATATTGTTATTGGACAGACAGAAGTTCCCCCTGACGTTACTGGATTCACAGTTAATGTAGTAGGGGCAGAAGCACATATTTCGTGGGTAGCCGTCTCTGTGGTTGATTTGTCCCATTATGAAATTAGGTGGTCGTCTTTACTATCAGGGGCAAGCTGGAATTCCTCTGTTGTAGTGGACTCCCATGTTGATGGCACATCTACTACTCTTCCAGCACAGGTCGGAACATATTTAATTAAGGCTATTGATAGAATGGGTAACGCTTCAGCTGCTACCTCTGTTGCGATAACGAATATAGCAAAGCTTGCGGGTTTAAATATAATAGAAGCCGTAACTAATGCTAACCCAACATGGTCAGGAACAATGACTGATGTTACTTATGATTCTGGGATCGGTGGAGTAATTCTTGATGGGTCAGAACTCGGCTATTATTACCTCGCGACGGGGGTTGATTTAGGGGGAGTTTATACCTCCAGAGTAAGCGGCAGTATGGTGGTAGAGGGTGGAGATCTCGGTCAGGATTTGTACACCTACGATGATTTATATGCTTTAGACAATATCTATGGGGTGTCAGATGACCAGTACGGAGCGGCGCTTGATATTCGTTTTACATCAGATGACCCGTCAGGATCACCCACTTGGTCGTCGTGGACGTCCTTGATTGTTGGCGATTACACAGCGAGGGCGTTCGAGGCAAGAGTGATGTTGTCCGGGAGTGGAACTGTTACCCCTATTTTATCTTCAGTGACCTTGACCGTTGATATGCCTGATAGATTATATAGGTTTTCTTCTGACATTGCCTCTGGCGGGACGAGGGTAGATTTTGATCCGGCTTTTTATGAGTTCAGTGGTGACAGGGGCTTAGGAATTAGTGTGACAAACGGGGCGGAAGGTGATAACTATTTAATCACAAACCTCGATGAAACAGGTTTTGATATAGCGTTTACAAACGGCGGGTCAGGGGTAGCAAGGCGCATTTCTGGGATCGCTCAATCTTACGGTGAGGTGTCGGTATGAGTCAAGTAACAGATTATGTAATATCAGGAACACCACTGACAATGACGCAGTTGGCGTCAGAATTAGAGGCGATGTTTGCGGCAACAGCATCAGAGAATAGAGGAGCAACCGCACCAAGCAACCCATTTGAAGGAATGTTGTGGCAAGATTCAGCGACGACCCCGACTGAATACCTTAAAAAATATACCGCAACATTCGGCTGGGTAACGCTGGCGAGTATCAACATTACGACTGGGGCTTATATTCCATATCGCTCAGGGACGGCTCTTGGAGACGCTTCTACTAAAACCGTAGGCGTAGCCATCGGCAATGTCCAGCAAGTAGACCAAGCCGTTACCGCCACAACTCGATCAGCAACCACCACTCTTGGTACTTCTCTTAATCATACACTATCAGACACCTCAACCACCATCACGGCGTTTAACGGAGTTGCAGGTGTAATTTATCATTGTCGAGTATTGGGCGCAGGTTCGATTACGCATCATGCAACTAACCTAATCATTACCCAAACAGGTGCAAGCATTACTACGGTGGCAGATGACACGTTTGATGTTGAGATGATTACCACTACCACTTGTCGGATTAAGAACTACCAGAGGGCGAGCGGGGCAAGTCTAACTGCCGTTGCTTCACAGGCAGAAATGGAGGCAGGGACAGAATCTGCTTTACGCGGGGTATCCCCCCTTCTTGTGGCTCAAGCTATATCTGCGCTTGGCGGAAGTTTGACGCTTGGGACGCCACAGGCAAGCACCTCTGGGACGGCTATAAACTTCACTGGAATACCCGCAGGAACGAAGCGGGTGACTATTTGCCTAAACCAAGTGAGCTTATCCGGCTCTGATGATATTGTTATCCAACTCGGAGATTCGGGAGGGTTTGAAACTTCTGGATATACAGGCGGCACTGCTGTCGTTGCCGGTAGCTACGCCGGTGCCGTGGGGGTAGAGGCATTAACGACTGGGTTCCGAGTTGGGATAGTGCAGGGAGATGAGAATAACCCTTACAACGGAAATATAATTTTCACGCTGATGAACTCGACTAACCATACATTTTCAGCAAGTGGGGTTGTTTTTGACTCAGCAGGTAGGGGATATTGGGCCGCATGTACAAAATCTCTTTCCGCTGAATTGACACAGTTAAGAATTACCACTGACGGATCAAACACCTTCGACGCAGGGGAGATTAACATTGTTTATGAGTAAAACTAACGGCTACTCCTTAAACATCGGCAAGGGCAAAATCCAATTTGGGAGATTGCCAGTAGCAACTATCCGCCCCATGATCGACGGTGAAGATTGCTACCCTGGCTTCAGGTTTGATATTGTCTGGGGTCCGCTGGTTCTGCCTGTAGCTAAAATGTACCACTGGCGATTCTGGGTTGATGATCCGAATTATTCCCAGCAATGGAACAACGGCAATCAATGGTTCACAATTAAGCTACCCTTCTTTTGCGGGTTCTTCATTTCGTGGATGTTTGGTAACTTTTCCTTTGGATCACCGGGGATGTACATCGGTTGTAGGACTGCTGACTTATCAAACAAGGTCGACTGGCAGCTAAGGCTTGATTGGGAGCGTAACGAATCAGACCCCAGAGCGTGGGCGTGGGATAAGTCCGGTAATCCAGTAGAGGCATGGCCAGTAGGTAAATATAAGGGGCAAAAGACGGTGGAGATTTCCGCTGCTTTAAGATCAGACTTTAAACATTAGGAGGAACTAAATGCTCGAAACAATCATTGTAGCCTTAATCGTGGGGGCTATATCATCTGCTGTTAGTAATTATATTGCATTTAAGGTAATGCAATCTTCTGTTAAACTGGAGTTCGACTCGGTAAGAGCAGATATTGGACGGCACGATGAGGCTCTAAAGAGAACTGTTTACCGTGATCACTGTGATAGCTGCAAGGATAGAGATGCTGACAGGCAACTCCACTCAAACGAGCGGCACCAGGAACTGGTGCGCAGGACGATTTCTCTGGAGGAATCGTTCCGCGCTTGTTTTGATGACCTTGTGAAGCATCTGGGGAATAAATGAACCAGGTCACAATTAGCCCTCAGTGCGATGGCTGCCTAAAATGTGACGAGTTGCTGCCTGGATTATCTGATTACCTTACGGAAGGTCGGCTGATAATCTCCATCGCCAACACTGAACGCTATTCGGCAGAGATCGAGCGGGCGATTGACGGGTGCCCAAAAAATGCTTTAATGGTGGAGAAACTACGATGAGTAGCCGAAAGCTTGAGGATCTGAATACTAAGACTGAAGATCTGGCCAGGAAATTCCTCGCCGCCTGCTCTGCCGCTGGTATTGACGTGTTGATCTACTGCACGTATCGTAGCATAGAGGAGCAGAACGACCTTTATGCCGTCGGCAGAACGCTGCCAGGCAAGAAGGCGACAAACGCCAAGGGCGGGAATAGCTGGCACAACCACCGAGCGGCTTTTGATTTTGTGCCGATGATTGCAGGTAAGCCTCAGTGGTCTAACGCCGCCCTATACGTTAGGTGTGGTGCTATCGCTGAGAGTGTGGGGTTAGAATGGGCTGGAAGGTGGGTATCTTTTAAGGAGACTGCCCACTGCCAATATACGGGTGGGTTAACACTAAAACAAGCAAAGGAGCAGAAATGAAAAACTTTATTGTTGCACGGTTGTCAGAAGCGTCAACGTGGCGTGGACTTTTTGCGGTGGCTACGGCGGTCGGGATCAATTTGTCCCCTGACCAATCAGCGGCGGTTATCGCAGCTGGTATGGCAATTATGGGTGCCATCGGCGTATTCTTCCCCGACGCGAAGTAGTCATGTTTTTTTTGCTAAGAAACTGGAAACTCCTGGCAGGAATCACCCTGCTTACCTTGCTGGTGGTCGGCTATAACATTTGGGCAAGCCACCAGCGGGGTGTAGGTGCCGCCGGTGAGCGGGTGAAGTGGGAAGCTGCTATTGCCGAGCAGAAGATAGATTCTGCGGCGGTGTTAGCGGGGGAGACGGAGAAGGTTATTAACAAAGACAAAGCCTTACAAGAAGCAAAAAATAAACAGGAGGCAAACGATGCTAAAAATCGTAAGATTGTTTCCAGTATTACTGCTGAACTTAGCCGGTTGCGCGACTCAAGACGTGGGCAGGGTGGTGGTTTCGCCGCAGGTAATGTTGCCTCCGGTTCCGGCGATTGTCCAGACAACGGAAGCCAAGCCAGCGGGATACTTTCAGCAAAGACTTTTGACGCTCTTCGGCGATTAGCGTTGGAGGCTGATGAGGTAAATTTGGCTTATATCAGTTGCCGAACGGACTCAGAAACAATAAGGAGATAACATGGAAGAATTAAAAGGGCAACCCGCAGACATAGCGTTTACCGTTACTGTCACAAGAGCAGAAACAGGCAAAGTTGAAGTATTTGATATGGTAGGAACTGTCCTACCACAACCAGAAGAAAAGGAGTAATACCATGGCCGTAACACATACCACAGCAGCAAGAAACGCAGCAACCGACGCAGTAACAGCCCTGATCGGAGCATCTGGGAAGTTGGCTTTCCGACTCACGGGCACCGTCAGTTCACCGGGTACTGTTGTAGCTACCCTGAGCCTCAGCGCAGACGGCTTTGGGGACTCCGTAACCGGCACCGCAACCGCTAATGCTATTACCAGTGACACCAACGCCACTGGGAACGCCTCCCCTGTTGCCACTGCAACTTTGCAGACTTCAGCCGGAACGGTAGTGATCCACTGCGCAGTCGCAGCATCAGCATCAGACATTAACATGACCAATGGGTTAACCGTAGCCGCTGGTGACACTGTTAGTTGCTCAAGCCTGACGTATACAGCATTGGCAGCATAAGAGGTGGTTGGCGCAGTAACTGGATACTCTACTTGTTGCGGGGGATAAATGAACTTATACGAGGTCGACAATCTATATGATGTTGGCAATTTGTATGGGGTTGTCCACGCAACAAGTGGAGTTTTAGCTGGGCAAACTGCGGTAATTGCAGGGGCCAGTGTACGGATACGTGCGTTCGGGACCAGCGGCGTACTCGCCGGCCAGACAGCGATTGTAGCTGCGTCAGCAATTAGATTCAGGGCACATGCAACTGCCAGTACTTTAACTGGGTCTAATTCCAGTATTGAGGGGCTTGCTGACAGATTCAGAGCGTTTGCTACTTCTGGGGGGCTACCAGGTCAGACTTCAGAGATTTCTGGAGCTGCTTCTTCAGCCACAGTTAGAGCAACTTCTGGCGATCTATCCGGTCAAACCGCTGTAATCGCTGGTTCCGCCTCAAGTGCAACAACCAGAGCAACTTCTGGTGTCTTGGCAGGCCAGACTTCAGAGATTTCTGGGGCCAGTGTTCACAACACCCCTCACGCGACTTCTGGCATTCTCGAAGGCCAGACTGCTGTTATCACCGGGGAGGCGTCATCAGCGACTATCCGCTCTACAAGTGGCATCTTGGCGGGTCAGATTGCTGTTGTTGCAGGCGTCAGTGTTCATAATATCCCTCACGCTACTTCTGGGGTACTCCCCGGCCAAACCGCCGCGATTGTAGGATCTGCCTCAAGCGCGACTACGCGTGCATCATCTGGTGTTCTTTCTGGGCAAACTGCCACTATAACAGGGTCTACGTCTTCAGCGACTATCAGGGCCGCCTCCGGTGTTTTGCCAGGGCAGGCGTCCTCTATTGTAGGTTCCGCCTCATCAGCGACCGTTCGCTCAACAAGTGGCGTATTGGGTGGGCAATCAGCAAGTATCAATGGTTCTTCTTCCAGTGCAACTGTTCGTTCCTCCTCCGGTGTTTTGCAGGGGCAAACCGCCGCGATTGCAGGGAGTAGCAGTAATTTTTCTATACACACTGCTTCTGGCGTATTAGCAGGGCAAACTGCGTCAGTTTCGGGGGAAGCCTCTTCTGCGACTACGCGTGTATCATCGGGAGTTCTTAATGGCCAAACTGCTGCGGTCACAGGCAGTGCATCCTCAGCCACAATAAGAGCCACTACTGGCGCATTAGCAGGGCAGACCGCGACTGTATCAGGGAGTAGCTTTCATAATATACCTCACCCTACTTCTGGCACACTCGCGTGCCAGCCGGCATCGATAGATGGGTCTGCTTCTTCATCAACTGAAAGATATACATCAGGCGTATTGTCTGGGCAAGAATCAGCTATCTCCGGTGCCAGTGTTCATAATATACCTCATTCTACTTCTGGCACGCTCAATGGGCAAGATTCTACGGTAGAGGGTTCTGCCTCCAGTGCAACTGAAAGATCTACCTCTGGTTCACTTGTCGGACAAGAATCATCTGTAAATGGGTCTGCGTCATCAGTAACAATAAGGTTCTCTTCTGGCGAATTATTAGGGCAGACTGCACAAATAGAAGGCGTAGCCTCCTCAACAACCGTAAGAGCGTCGTCTGGGGCAATAGACGGACAGATAGCGGTTGTTGAAGGGTCTGCGTCATCAGCAACAGAGAGATATACATCAGGTGAATTGGCTGGCTCGGAAGCGGTTCTTGTTGGGGAGTCTGTTCACAATATACCCCACTCTTCGTCCGGGGAACTTGTTAGCCAAAGTTCTGTGGTTGATGGAATAAGTAGTAGGTTTAGATCTTTCAGCACCTCTGGGGTATTAACTGGTCAAGAATCTGCGATTATTGGGGACGCTTCAAGTGTGACAGAGCGGTCTGCCTCTGGGAGTATAGAAGGGCAAGGCTCTTTAGTTTATGGGTCTATAAACAGATTTAGACAGTTTGACACTTCAGGTGTATTAGATGGGCAATCATCTAATATTGAAGGCTCTGCTTCAAGTGCAACAGAAAGATCCGCGTCGGGCGAGCTGACTGGGCAAACCGCTTCTATTTTAGGGAACAGTGTTCATAATATACCTCACTCCTCTTCAGGTGTATTAGAAGGGCAAATAGCAGTTGTTTCGGGGGAAGCCTCTTCTGCGACAATCAGATCCACCTCGGGTGATTTGGGGGGGCAAACGGCATCAGTTGAAGGTGTAGCTTCTTCATCAACTGAAAGATATACATCAGGCGTATTGTCTGGGCAAGAATCAGTAATCAATGGCTCATGCGCAAGATTTAGAGCATTTGACACTTCAGGTACGCTTATTGGTCAAGGCTCTATAGTCGATGGCGTTTCCTCCAGCGCTACTGAAAGATATACTTCAGGGTCATTGAGCGGACAAGAAGCTATAGTAGTCGGTATATCCTCCAGCGCTACTGAAAGATATACATCTGGTGTATTGGAAGGGCAGACTTCTTCTATCCTTGGGGAATCATCAAGTTCGACTGCGAGGCTTTCTTCTGGCGAATTATCAGGGCAGGGATCTGAAATAGAAGGAGAAACTAATAGATTTAGACAGTTTGACACTTCAGGTGTATTGGTCGGGTCTGAATCTGCTATTGCTGGGGATGGGTTAAGATTAAGAGCATTTGATACTTCAGGGTCTATCACCGGCCAAGGCTCTTCTGTTAGCGGAGAAAGTGTTTATAACGCTTGGCACTCTACGAGTAGTGAACTTACAGGTCAAGGTTCTGCGGTTGATGGCTCTGCATCAAGCTCTACCCCCCGCACGACGATTGGTGTTCTTGACGGTCAAGTTTCAATTATAGAAGGGTCTGTTTCGACTTCGACTCATAGGCTTTCTTCTGGTGATCTTGTTGGAGAGGGGTCTGATTTGTCAGCTGATAGTACAAGGTTTCATGCCTTTGCTACCTCTGGCGATATTATTGGGCAATCCAGCACACTCTCAGGGGTTGCTCTCAGATCAACGTCTTACATTGAAAAGATTACTGAAACATCAACAATAACTAGAACGATCACTGAAACATCAACAATAACTAGAACGATCACTGAAACATCAACAATAACACAGACAATAATAGGAACTAGTACATTAGATTTGGAGGTAAGATAATGGGTAAAATATATGTAGGTGATGAGGGCATTCAAATCACTCTTGACACAGAGATAGCATTGGCAGGAGCAACAGTTACCAAAATCAGGGCAAAGAGTCCTGATCCAGATGCTGCGGATAAACTGTGGACAGCTACTGTAGCTGAGACAACCAAAGTCAGGTTTACTACTACTGCAACTGATAATTTCGATACAACTGGCAAATGGAAACTGCAAGCTTACGTTGAGATAGGCGGTTGGGAAGGGCACGGAAAATCAGTCTCGCAGATTATTTACCCGTTGGGGGGGTAAGATGTTGATATGCAATGCCAAGTTCTTTCATCATTTTTTGAGGGTGCTTGTTAATGTGGCAATCCATTCCTGCTGTCCGGAGGTCGTATCGTAAGTGCATTTTTAAAGGCGACGTTCCGCTGAGCTTTATCATTTATACCTCCTCCCAAATTTTCCACCCTCGATTGAACCGTCAGGCCAAACTTCCGCTTCAAAATTTATTCCTTGAATTCATAAATATAAACTATGTATCCATAAATGTCAAGGAGTAAAATAACTATGAGTTAAATTTTTATCCTTCTACTACTCCCCATTCGGGGCCGTAATCGTCTATTATTACTGGTATATCTCCATACATTAAGCAACCATCAGTATATTTTACTGGCGTTTGCTGATCCCATTGATAAGCATCTCCGATTTTCTTAATTCCTTTATTTTCCTCTAAGATTGAGACATAAGTTTCTCTTGTCATAAAAATTTTACTTACGGTTTTATATCTTTTAAGCATCTCTCGTAATGATTGTGTTTTTGAATTTTCTTCCCGCATTCTAATGCCATTCCTATTATAAGGTTTCTTAACGAAAAGACAATAGCCATTTCTGGTACTCTATACTTAGCTAACCCCTTTACTGCTTTCTCTAAATATTTCCTTGCTTTATCATCTTTAAAATCATAAGTCACTTGAACCTTTTTCATAATCATTAGTATTTGGCGTGGCGAATATTTCCTTAATTCAATAGGTTCATATTCGCGTTTCGGTTTCGGAATTCTGATTTTCTTCTCCCTGATTTCTACAAGGTTATAGATTTCAGGGAGAAGCTCATTACTAATTACACTATAATACCAACTGTCAATATCCTCTTCGGTTGAGATATTCTTATTCCCTATTTTTATTAAGGGGAAACCATAAATAGCTACTAGTTGTTTTCTTGGGTTAGCGTTCATGAAATTAAGTCGGTATTTTTTAAGATACTTGTTAATTGCAGTTATCCCAGTTAGGACTGTTTTCTTGTTTTGCATCTTTTCATCACCCACATTTAGACGCTCCACATGAAGAACATTTACTACAGCCTTCTACAAAAATGATTTCGCCACCACATTCAACGCAAGATTGTTTAGAATAAATAAATTGTTTAATATACTTTCTCAATACTCTATTAACGGCAGCAGCAAAATCAGTAATATCTCCACTTGCCTTTTCAAGTTGTTTAACAATAAATTCGTAATGAACCCCATGTCTAAGGGAAAGACTAATCATCCTAGTCAAAGCTCGTTGCTCTGGGTTCATTAAACTGTGAGCAATATCTTTGAATTCCACTTCTGAATTTTTGATCTTGATTATTAGAGAATATTCTCCATTCTTATGTTTAGCGAGTGACCCATTCTTACATGTTTTAGGAATATATAAATCTTCCGATTCTCCTGCAAATAGCTCATAAGGCATCCCGTTCAGCAACCCAACAATAACAACCCAAGATTTCCCTTGAATATTACAATGGTGGATGTCAACCGGCAAACTAGACGGTCGTTTAGGGGATAGTCCATAAATAATATCCTTTGGCCTATCCATCTTAACCGCTTTGCTGAGAGTAGTGTTCAACACTTGCCCATCTCTTGAGCCGTCGCGGTAAACAGTCACCCCTTTACAGCCTGTTTCATAAGCAAGTTTATAGACCATTTTTACATCTTCAATGGTGGCTGTAGAAGGCATATTTATCGTCTTCGAAATCGAGCTATCTACATGCTTTTGTACAGCAGCTTGCATTAGGACATGATCTCTTGGGGAAATGTCATTTGCTCCTTTGAATAGGCGTTTAATGCCCTCTGGGACTTCTGGGATGTTTACTGTTCCAGCTAATCTTACCTTTTCAATAATCTCACCCGTTTCTGACGCTGTTTTAACCTTGAGAAGAGACTGTTCAAACAACTTGTTGATTAATACCAATTTCTCCCCATCAAGTACATGCTTCATCGTAATGGCAGAATAATAAGGTTCTACTCCACTAGAACAATCCGCCAACATACTCAGAGTTCCCGTAGGCGCGCATGTAGTAAGTGCTGCATTTCTACGCTTAGGGCATCCTTCTACCCACCCTTTATATACCCCTTCTTTCTCTCCTATCTCTATTGATTTTTCATCGCATGTGCTGTAAATAAATTCCATTACCTTTTCTGCAAAGAACCGTCCTTCCTCTGAATCATATGGCACCCCGATCTGGATAAGATAATCATGAAGGCCCATAGGGCCGATACCTATCTTCCTTGTCATTTCTAAGGCCTCTTGACATTCAAGAATTGGCATTATACTCTTATCAAGGACTCTATTCATAAACAGGGTAGCTAAATCAACAGTAACCTTTAATCTATCCCACTCAGTTGCGCCATCCTTAACAAAATTTCCGACATTGACACTGCATAAAGAACATGATTCATAATTCAATAACCACTGTTCACCGCCTCACACAATAAGTAACAAATACCTTCTTACCGTGCGCTGGACTATCACATACGCTTATTTAGCGTCCCTCTCGTTTAGTCTCTCACCGTGAGTTCCCTCTTCGGCCCTGTAGGTGTGTATTCACCGTCCAAGTCAATTAGAGTGGGTTTTAAATCCGCACGTTATTTAAATGGCTAACGGATTGGTTGATTCTAACTTTCCTAAATGTGGGACTGTATTTGCTCGTTCCGCAGTGTCCCCAAATAATACACCAGGTTCTGCACTTACCCATGCTTTCTCGCATAACAAGTCCCATAAATCCTTCTCAACCCCAGGCGTCTCTATTTTAGACATGAAATCGTCAGTGATAAGAACAGATAAATTGAAATTAGTTAATTTAGTTTTATCTTCTTTATACTTTACAAAATTGATAATGTCAGGGTGAGTGCAATCCAAAACACCCATGTTTGCCCCTTTCCGACGCCCGCCCTGTTTAATAATATCTGTACTTTTATCTTGCACTTCCATAAAACTCAAAGGGCCAGAGGCTACACCCTGAGTCGATTGTACTTTTGAGTTAAACCCTCTCAGTTTAGAATAATTTGCCCCTACCCCACCGCCACTTTTGCTGATCTTAGCTGCGTCTGCATAAAACTTATAAATAGAATCGATAGAGTCATGAATTGGAATTACGAAACACGCCGAGTATGAAGTGATTGGTGTCCCTGCGTTCATTAATGTAGGGGAATTAGGAAGAAAATTCCCCTCAAGCATCTGGTTATAAAATGAATCCCGTTCCTCTTCTGTAGTCCCGAAAAAATTAGAAACCCTGCGGCATAAACCACACCACGTTCCTTTATCTTCTTCTGTATAATATCTTTTATCCAGCACAACTTCTGCTGTTTCAGTTAATTCCATCCCGGCCCCTTTAATTTAAATTATTTCCCAGTGCTGCCATATCCGCCATCGCCACGTTTAGTTTCTATCAATTTATCAACCAGCCTAAAAATAGGACTTGAATAAGATTGAATAACCATTTGTGCAATCTTATCACCTTTCTCAATACTCAAAATATCATTAGTAGTGTTTTGAAGCATTACACCAATAATTCCCCGGTAATCAGAATCCACTACACCTCCTCTTACCGCCCAACCTTTCTTCGCCATAGAAGAACGATCTCTGATACTTCCAAAATTCCCATGTGGAATAGCGGCTCTTATTCCTGTACTGAAAATATGAATTGAATGAGGATCAACTGTTATTGTTTCTGTTGAATATAAATCTATTCCTGCTGCGTATTCACTCCCGTATGAAGGTTCTTTTGCCTCTCCTTCAAGAGTATAATTAAGCCATTGTGTCATTTGTTCTTACCTTTAATTAGAACCATTTAAGAATTACGTCTGTTTCACCATTTATTTTCTTTACTACTAACTTACCAGGGTCAGTAAGAAATACCTTACATTTCAGGTTGTACTCTTTTAAAATTTCAAGTAGATCTTTTACGGTTTCGATTTCTATTTCCATCTTTCGGGACATGTCACTCTCCTTTATTAAGTTGGTCAATTTGGTTGCATTTATAATTGTGAACTGGACAATCTCCCCTGTAAATATAATAGCCGTGAGGATAATTATCTTTATTGTCGAGCTGAGGACATTTGCATAATGGTCGTTCCCAGAATTTGATAAAACTTGGATTTCTCCCGAATCCCCACAAATCCTGTAATTGATACTCTATTTCATCTAATCTCTTATCATACTTAGGCAATTCTTCTGTAGATGCTTTGGACATATTATTTTCAACTTTTTTTCGTAACTGATGCAATTCATTAATTTTATTGATATTTTCTTCGGTGATGTTTCTTTCTTGGGCTAATTTCTGGTTAATTGACATTTGGATTCCTCTTTAGTGGAACAATTCTTATCGGCATATCTGACAGAAACTTTAGTTTAAAATATAGATTTTAATTCTTCTTTAGTAAATCTTTGTGTTGTTTTTACAACTTTGCCATTCTTCTTTTTCCACTTCCTCTTAAGAATAGGGATTTCTGTTTCCATTTTAGGGTATGGTTTTTGTTCAAAATTAAATTTTATCTTCTTTCTTAATGGAAAGACATAAACATGTTGCTTACAAACAATTTTACTTACATTTTCATAATAAAGATAAAGGATTTCATCTGTCGTTTTCTCATTACGGAGTGGATGCTTTTCTTTATACTAGTGCCATACTGTTACATTATGAACAATCTTTCCATCACTAAAACTAAGAAGATATTGGATATCCGTATTGTGCTTGAGCAATTTATTACATAAGCCAATTGCTTGTGATTCTGCATTTCTTGGTTCCGAATCGGACATAACCATTCTATTCAATTCTAACATAGGAAGGCTATCAGTAATTTTAGATGCTGTTTTATTGCCATTCATAGGAGGCCCGACATGGGATTTTCTTTTTGCTCGTTAATCGAGACGCGAGCGCCTGCCTGCATCTCGTCCAGGTTGCGGCCGGAAAGAGAGCCGTAACCGTTAAAGCCTGTGGCTCTGAAGTAGTCATAGGCGGTAATGCCGCAGACATAGAGCTTGACCTTCCCCTCTTCCAGGGTGATTAGGGGAGATTTTTGGCCGGTTTTGGTGTTGTAGATTTCTATACTCATGGTTTGTTCCGTCGCCTTGATAATTCGCTACTTCGTTTTAATAAGGAAAAGAAACTCTCTGTTCGGTAGCTCCGCATCCTTAATCCACTCGTTTGTCCAGCGCATATCGGCCATTACGTTTTTCTTGTAATCGATTTCTCTAAGCTCAATGAGCTTGCCATTCTCCGAGATAACCGTGTTCAGCTCCTCGGCGGTAGCGCGACCGCCAGAGCTATAGGAAAGCAAAACGTGTTTCGCCCTGACCCCTTTTAATATTTTTCTGATTGCTTCAACGGCAATCAGGCGACCGCTCTCATCTCGTCTGAACTCTTCGAAAACCGAAGAGCCAATGACATCAGAACTATCCGCTCGGCGTTTAACTTTTCCGAATACATCCGGGCGATCGTTTAAGCAGACGCTTGTCCACAGGTGATAATAGGCCGAGTAACGAACCCGCGAGGGTGGCATTTTCTCGTTATTCGAGCCGTAAGGCGGATCAAAATATGCCAGGTCCACCTCGGTATCAGGCAGTAAATCAAAGATGTCTTTCCGGTGTACCTGATGAAAGGCAAGCTGAGGTGAAATTGCCGGTGGCCTTAGATGCAAGGTCTTATATGACCGTGACGACCAATCATTTAAATACGAAGCAAAGTGGCCAAGAGTGCTGTCAACGGCGTCAAGCGCCAAGATAAGACTGGTAATAAGCACTGCTTGTTCAATGGGGGAGAGCCCCAGGCAATCTATCTCACGTCTTATTGCGTCAAGTCGCCGGGTATTTTTTCTTTGCCAGGGTTTCTTAAGGCCATCAGCCCCTATTGATGATCCTTCTCCGGGGTCTCCAGCATAATGCTCAGTAAACCAGCCATCTTCCGGGGGAAGGTTGTTTAGATGTTCAATAAGTGGGACATAGTGGGATTGCGGATGCTCATTAAGAAGATAGCAGGTGGCAAAGACCTGCGACCAAGCGGAGACATCGTTTGCCACCACGGTATAGCCGCTTTTGGCAAAAGCCTGAGAAACTCTCGTCGTCCCGGCAAAGCCGTCAAGAATTGTTACTGGTTGTACCTTGCTGACCAAACTCAAAATATGCGGCAGAAGTTTAAGTTTGGAGCCCGCATATTTAATGCCTTCAGTTTTTGCTGTAGGCGTGTGATGCTGAATTATCTTATCAGAAAATAGTGAGAGTATTTCCATCTCACTTGCTTCCTTTGCTGCTATTTCCTTAACTAAGTAATTACCATTAGTTACTTCTTTCCCTATTTGCGTCATTAGTTTAACACCTTCTTCATTTGAAAATAATTAAAACATCTACGCCAGAAATATCCCCTTATAATGCTAATTCCAGTAAAGATTAAATTGACGATAAATATATTCCCTGCATTTTCTTGATTTAGTTTAGGGTATAATGGCAAAATTATATACCACCAGCACAAATTGGCACTTGCCAAGCCTGAACCAACATTCATAAATGTCTCAAAAATACTCATCTTTCTGGACTGACTCATAGAAAATGCCTCATCGAAAACTGAAAAGCATCCCAATTACGAATGCAGAATAAATGATTTTTAATAAAGATTAATTCGTCCATTATTCTACCTTCGGCAATAATTCAGGATGTCGTGCTTGATTATAAATTTCGTCAATGAACATTTTCCATTCTGGAAGTTTATGACCTGCCCGCTGACCAATAATGCACCTAAGAACGGCATAGTTCATGGAAACAACTCTCCGTTGAAGGTATGATTCTGGGAGATGCCCCTTTGCCCAAACCAAATCGTTGCTATCTCTAGCGTATCCCATTTCCTTATTTACTTCTTCTAAAAATGCATCAGATAATCCGCCCCGAAAATCATCGCTTGTCAACTGTTTTTTCATAAGTGTATGCATGGTACTTTCAGACTGTGCAACAGTCCCCACCTTATAGGTATCAAACTCGCTCCACCAATACCTCGGAGCGTTTATCTCGGCCCATAGTATAATTTGGCGAAGGAATTTATCGTGACCTTGCCCTCTCCCAGCATTAGCGGTTGCAGTCTTTTGTATTTGACGCATTCTTTTTGAAATAGGATCATTTTCATCGATAGTATATTCAGTGAAATTAATATAGTCGTCATCACAATACCACCAATCATCTCTGCTAATGGCACTGTCTTTATAGCTTAAACTAAATCCGTAAAGTGCAGTATTATAACCAGCCTCGTTTAAAATTCTTACTTCCATCTTACTCTCCCAGAAACATAGCTTTATTTTTAATATTCTCTAATTCTGCCCATGAGAATAGAAATTCATCATCCATTAACATCCCACTTTCATTAAATTGAATTTCATGGAGGTTAGTTACCTCCTCTTCAATATCAAACCAAACTCCATGCTCGTTAATCACCATTTCACTTTTTTTCATTTCGGCTCCTTGTTTATTAATTTAATTAATCCAATAAATTATTAGTGATATAAAAATTATAAGTTATTATTTTCTAATGCAATTAAATATAAAATTAAATAGCCAGCTAAATCTTTAACTGTATCATCACCTTGGAATTCAGAACCTTTCTTTAATCTATTTAATTTATCATCTATCCTAACAGCAATTTGTTCAACTGCTGTATTTTTACTGAATATATTAATTGGGTCTAAGGCTGAATTTCCATACGCTTTATTCTTCTCTAAAAGGAAAGTTTTTATTTCATTACATTTATCTTCAATTTTTGTTTTCATTCTACCTCCTGGACTACGCCATCTTCAACGCGGAATGTCTTATCAGCTATCAAAAAGCCCTGATCGGAAATAAATATAAATTGAATACCTAATTTATCGCTTAATTCTTTTACGACTTTAGAAACGGCCTCTTGGTATTGGATTGAGTTCAGTGAAGAAAAGGGCTCATCCAAAATAAAAATTTTTCGCGTCTTCTGTTCCAATACCATCATCCCCAACCTACAACCGAGTGATATTACATCAGCCATTCCGCCTCCTGAACTCGCGAATATATCTGCTCGATTACCATCTTTTTCGATCCACACGTCACATTCGGTGACATTTCTCCGCTGTAAAAACGCCATTTTGAATTCCCGCGAGTCCAACCATATGGCACTTAAAAGTGGCGTTATGAGTGACTCAAAATATTTTATCATCAAATTCTGCGTATTCTCCGAAACACTCATAATAATAGCCCGTGCTTCTAATGCGTTAATCCCATATTCAGTTAGTTCGGACTGTTTTATCAAGTGATCACTTAGACTGCCCTCCAACGTCTTTTTTGTCCACTTAATCTCATTTACTTTAGTTCTAAATTCATTGAGTTCTTGTTTAGTGGTTAGCATTTATTTCGATTCCATTATTTTTAATTTGGAATCACTATCTTTAATCCTACTCACTGCGACAATTTGAAAGAAAAGAAAAATAGGCAAAACGATATAATTAAACCAAACAAAAATGCCAATGATAATTGAAGAGAATGAAATATCTAGTGATCTCGAAACAAACTTTTGGCCCTTTTTCTCATTATTTTCAATCATTGCCTTTGCAACTTTATTAGAAAATAAAACAAGACTGCAAATTGAAATCAACCATGCCCAAAAGACAGCTATATTTTTTGCGCCTTCTATGTTTTCATAAAGTCCTAAATACGTTGTCAATGCAAACAACCCATTCCAAAAGAACCATTTAATATAGTGCATTATTTATCTCCTACCATTCAAACTGGCTTTTCAACTTATTAAACAACGCATCAATTTCTGTTTCATATTCTTTCATTTGCTTCAGGTATTCTTCTTTCTTCTTCTGGGCATCTTTTACATTGCTAACGCCATGTTCCTTTCCTTGTTTTAATAGTAATTCCTTCTGCACTTCAGCAGTAGCTAAATCCTTTTCTGCTTTCTGGATTTCTTTTTCTAAGCGTTCCAGTTCATTTGTTACTTCTTGGATGTTCATTCTTCGTCCTTTGGTTTGATTAAGGTGTCATTGGGATACTTTTGGGAACCAATTCGTTATATTTTTGATAGTATATTTGATTACACTCACTATAATATAATGGGTCACAATAAATATCTAAATAGCGTCTCATTACCTTGTGAGCCATTCTTAATTGTTCAAATTTAGTACATGAATGAATTACTTTGATAACCTTCGCTTCTGCTCTGTCTGGATGGCTCAGCATCTTTAAAATATCATCTCTGATCATGGCCCAGTTCTCTCTCCTCACTTTCAATATAGGTAAATTCATCAATAGGTTCCACCACATAACCGCATGATGGGCAGTAGGAATAAGGAACAGCTAATCCAGAATGCCACTCACAATTTGGGTTGTAACATTCACACCTTACTAAATTTGTTGTCATTTCTTATCCTTTTTATTAATTCTCTCTTTCGCGATTAAATAAAATTCTTCATTTATTTCTGAACCAATAAAGTCGCAATTGTTGGTTATGCAACTAAGTTGAGTTGTTCCGATTCCGGTAAATGGATCATATATTAAAGAGCCAGATGGGAAATAAATATTAATAAGACTATCAACTAATTCTTGAGAAAATGATGCTTTTAGTTTGCAAATATACCCGTCATTATTTTTTGCTTCTATAAAA